TACGACGGGCACATGTCCGTCATCTAGAGCTTTATTAAGCACCGCCCGGTGCCCAGATTTATTTTTGATTGGATGAGTTTCAACATCTGAATGCTCACCCGCAAGTCGACCAGAATATGGATCTTTGGTTACAGTTTTGATCAGGTGCTTAGAGAGGCCAGCAAGATTACCTAGACCTTCATCAAGTTCTTCTACTGATTCTCTAGTAAGACGTTCTGCTGCTTGTTTAAGACCATCTTTGCGCTTAGAAGCAGTATTAACACTATTGGCCCAAGTTTTATCATCTATGTCATCTGAATTAACGTCTTTCATTGCTTTATTTCTAGATGCATCTGCTTTTTTAATGTAAGAACCAAGAGTCGCCTTAGACAACTCATCGAGTTGTTCTTCATCAATAGAATCAAACTCTTCCTGAGACATTTCATCAAGATCTTCTTCAGTCAGAGCAGCTTCTTCATCAGAGAAAGTAACTACTTCGACTTCGGAATTATCAGCATATGTATCTAAAAGATCAAATGCTTTTTGATTTAACATTGATGTAAGATCAGATTTTGCCGCTTCTTGATCTTGTTGGAATTGGTCGATGAAATTCATATTCGTTGCACCTAGGTTACTTGTTATTACTATTTATTGTTGCTGTGGAGCTGTTTTTGCTGCAGGAGCCGGATTAGTTTGATCAAATTCGGGCTGTGAAGCGGCTAACTTGGCGGCTTCAGCAGATTCTTTATCCATCTGCTCATTCATATCATCAACTTCTTCGTCTGTCAATTTCAACATGTTGCGCATGACATATTCTCTGGAATAGTACTTACCAACATACATGTCGGCAATCTGAACGTTCTGTAAACGTTCACGGAGCATGTCCGATTCTTTGAGTTCTGCAAAGAAGTTATCCTTAGCATAACGGAATCGAAGATTCTCTTTAATGAGAATCCAATCTTCCGGAGTGGCAATACCCTTAAGAAGCAATTGTGTCTTGAGCAAGTCAAAGAATAGATTGTTAAAACGGAGCCGAAGTTTGTTAATAAACTTGGCAAACTTAATCTCATCACGAGTAATTTCATTAGAGCGACCAATGTTAAATGATCCCTGACCTTGCTGAAGGCGAGTCATAGGGATATTCAATGATTGATATAACTTCTGTTGGAAATATTGAGTATTCTCAATAGAACCAAGACTTGGTGCTCCATCCAAAGTTGTGATTTCTGTACCCTTACCACCAGTAGTACGTGGAAGGAAGAAATCCTCTAGAATAGATTGATGGTTCTTAGCATCTTTAACCGTACCGGTGTTGACGTCGTAAACCTGTTTGTTCTTATACCGAGCCATGACATCTTTGATATATTGCTCAGCCTTGGTGCGAGCCATACCAGAAGTGTCAATGTAGAAAATGCGGCGCTGAGGCGCACGAGTCAGACGATAGATGACATCCGAATCTTCCATCATACGAAGTTGATTCAGTGGCCGGATCGCTTTGTGCAAATATGATAACGACATATTTGAATTACGATCAATCAAACCAGAAGTTATATAGGCGATAGATTCAGGTGCTATTTTAATGCCAGTCTTCTGGTCACCCTGAGTACCATTTGCATTCTTTTGAGTATCTGAATAGATATAGTAATCAGACTGGCCAGCCACTAAAGAAATGCCAGTCTTGGGATCAACTTCTTTTTTGATCTCAATAATTCTCTTTAGTTTTGCAACGTCAATTGGCCGAAGTTCTTTAATGCCTTCTTTGGACTTTTCTCTATCTACAATTTTGTGGAATGCTAATCTTCCATCTATGTACCAATTTCGTGCTATATCCGGACCAATTGATTGAAACTTTAACAGATCAAGTATGTTCTTGAATTCTTCTGTTATTGCTTCTTTTGTCTTCTTAGAATATTTTTCATCAAACTTTACATCGAAGTCAATCGTTAAAAGTTCCTCAGTCTCGTCGATAACCATAAACTCATCAATAATTTCGGATATAGCAATATCTATATCCGAAACTAAAGAAATTTCGCGGTATTTAGAAATTAATTCTATCTCATTTTTGATAGAAGAAGGATCAAGATCAATCGAATATGAATTAAAACCGGCACCAGATCCTGTGCCAACCTCAATGCCACCTTCTATGTCTACGGCAGGAACGAAGGACTTGGTTTCAACATCTTTATTTTTGCTTTTAGTGATGTTGAAACCAAATAAGTTCACTCCAGTAGAGTCATTATTAAAATTTGCCATTGGTTATAGCTTATACGATTTGAGTATCGCCAGAATCCACAGTCCAATAATCAACAGAGAATTCAACGTTGAATTCTTCAATTGCTGTAATGGCACCGAAGTCAAGAGAAATCTCAGAAACATTTACAGGCCAGCAATTGTGGAACTTATATTTTCTAAGTTCTAGATCATTACGATCAAGTTGTACAACCTCCATAGGAACTGAGTACAACGTAGGAACTACAACACCAGAAGTAGAACTATGAGCCAAGACCTTAGCAGACCAAGATTCAAGAGCTTTTCTGATCAAGAAATTAGAATCATTAAGCACACGGACCTGCCAGTTTTGGAAGTGACGCTCACCTGCAACTTTGATATTACGACCACGATATGGAACTTCAATTGATTGAATCATTGAAGCTGGTAACGAAGTGGCAGCACACATAAAGACACCGGAGACACCGGCACCATTTGATTCGACACCAATTGCGTTAGGGAAGGACAGATTAACTCTGAACTGTGTAGGGCGAGCACCACCCTGTGTTAAAAATGCCCGAAAGTCATCTATACGTGCCATGTCTTTTTCCTTTAGTTATCTTATTTATTAAACGCCTGCGGCAATTTCAAACGAAACATTTGGACCGACTGCAGTAAAGTTCAATGTGATGAAGTTGATCGAGTAATTTGGCTTGATCAAAATTGTACCCACAAAATTGTTAGTTGCCACAACTTGAGGGGTATTATTGGTTTCATCACAAATGACTCTATAATCTTGCACACCACGACGACCTTTTACATCACGTAGGAATGGTTCGACCGAAGCAACAAACTGAAGCCGGGTAATTGCATCATTAAGTTCAAACAATTGATACTTGGCAGAATTTGCAATAGATTTTTCCAAAATCAAGAACAACCGACGAACGTTAATACGGTCGAATGCGGAAGGCTTAGTAGTGGCAGTCTTGTCACCGAATAGAATTGTTCCCTTACCAACTTGGTTGATAATTGGATTGATTGCCGATGGATACAATTGATCACGCTCTGTTTGAGTTGGATTCCAAGACAATTTAACGGCACCTTTGATTTGACCTTTGGTCATACCAGCAGGTGAAGACCATGTATCATTTGTGGCGTCAACCTTGGCACAAAGACCAGCAGTGTCTGCATTCAATGCAATCCAACGATATGTATCATTGTATTTGTCATACATGTATTTGTAACCAGAATCAATCACAGCGTATGTGGATTGGAAGTTATTTTTGAACGCCTTGGCATCAGCAATGCGGTCAACAGAAGTACCAAAAATAGGAGCACCCGTTTTGCAAATAGAAGTAAATGCAACACAATCCTTGCGCACATCAGCAATCGACTGTACAACATATGTAGACAATACTTCATCGGCATTACCAGTAACCAAAAGGCTTATGTCGTATGTTTGTGAATCTAAGAACAAATCCCAACCCAATTGAAGATCGCCATTAGAAACAACGTTATCATCAAGACCACCAGAAAGTGTATATACCAAATCTGTTGGTTGTGCTGGTGAAAGAACTGCAAACACTTTATTAACGACGGTGGTACCCCAGTTTGTACCATCTAGATCGTGGGCGAGCCAGTAGATATATTGAGAATTGTTACCAATAACTTGAGGATAGTAATTATTCACACCTTGATATGAAAGTGCATCAGAACCCTTAGAAAGGAATTCGTATTTTTCCAAAACTGCACCAGGAGAACCAGTAAATTTACCCAAAGCATCAATCACAATGACGTGAATTTCATCGTTTGAGCCACCTTTGTCCTGGGCGTAATCGGATGTGCCTGGTGCTGCAGAAAAATATTGTGCATATTCCCAAGAACTAAATGTTGCCGAATCTGCAATAGAAACTTTAAGACCATTTGCTTTGGTACCTGGATACCGAGCGGCAAATGAGCCATAAGTAGCGACACCGGACGTATGGTTGTTTTGGTAATCATCATAATTCAAGATCTGCAATGCAACACCAGCAACGGAAGCATTAGATGCCGAAGCACCAGTAACTCGCGTTACCCACATTGCATTGGTATAAGCCAAGAAGTTCGATACCGCAAAGAAATGCGGATAAGTTGCAGTATCTGGAGGACCAAACATCTGAACCAAGTTACCTTCATCCGACACCAACATTGGGTTCATCACAGGACCCCATTGGAATGATCCTACATATGCGCCGATTGTTGTTGAAAGTCCTACCGTTACGGCAGAAGCATCTTTTTCAACTACTTGCACGCCTGGGGATTGTTGATAAATTGCCATATTTTATACTCCGGTTTAAATTCTATAGTATTATTTAATTAAAGAAAATCCGAGGTACTACGTTCTCGGTTTTGATTTTTCTTTTTGAGTCTTTGAACTCTCTTAAAAAGATTCTTATTCTTAAGGGGAAGCTTTGGACCTTCAACTCCAGCAGTAACATTACCAGGAGCTGCCGGAACTCCATCTTCTTTTAATTCTTGTTGGTTCATAATTGCTCTAATGTATTTAATAAGCTAAAATCCACGTGATCTTTATCAGCTGACATCTTTAAAAAGTACATAATAGTCTCAGCAAATCTCTTGTTCTCTTCTGTAATCTTATATCTGATCAGATCTATTGCTGATTCGCAAAAACAATTTGAAATGATAACAATGTGATTAACACATGTTCTAAGTTTTACTTCATCCCTATCTTTGGCATATTTTGCCAACATAGTGTTTAAGTATCCAAATCTTTTTAAGTCAGCGTCAAATTCCGTGGTCGAAATCATCCTTGGATTATCATATGATTTGAATGCGTGAAGCAAAAAGTGTTGGTCATTAGAAATCATTAGACAGAAGTCATATTAAACACTGATAAAATATTCCATGACCCAGAGAGCCAAATCAAACTTAGTGTGGCACCGGCTTCGGTAAATGTATATGTAGTCGTACCGGATACACCAAGAAATTCTATACTGCCAGCACCAGTAGATGCAAGAACCAGTTGTTTGGTTACGGTTGTTCCATTTGGCACCGAGCAGGCCCCGGAGATTTGGGCGTAACCAGACGTAATTACAACAGGTGAAGCAGCTGCAACATTAACTGTTGGCACCGGCCAATTTGCTACTGTTAGATTAATTAGTTGGCCAAGTG